TTTCAAGGCGCCCCAATGATGTCAGAGCGTGAAATCCTACGAATGATTCGCGGCGAATAATTATGATGAGTCGAGCAAGCTTTCCTGAGCAAATGGGTTACGCCGGAGGTGGCATGTACCCTAACAGCTATGCCAGCGGCGGCATCTACACGATGCCACACCTCGCGCAGATGGCTGGTGGTGGTATCTACACTATCCCCATGGCGGGTGGTGGAATGTATGTACCCGGATATGGATTGGGTGGATTTTTTCGCGGCCTAAGTAAGGTTGCTTCTGTAGCCTCTATGATTCCCGGTCCTCACCAAGCATTTACAGTTCCCATAGCAGCAGGTTCTGGTGCAATAGGTGGGGCAATGGACGGGGGTGGACTGGGGGGTGGCTTAAAGGGTGGCATACAAGGATTTGTAGGCGCCAAAACTGGTCAATCCTTGGGTGGAATGCTAGGTGGGGGCGATGAGGGGCCAGAGGGTGGGGCGGCACAGTCTGAAAGTGTCAATACTGGTCCAGATTACCCTAGGCGTGTTATGCCTAGCTATGCCACGGATCGCTTAGGTGTAGACGAGCTAGGGTCGGAGGCGCAGGGATATGCTGAAGTAGAAGGCTTCGCGAAGGGCGGTGGCCTCGGTGCGCTCACAGCCCGCATCAATGTCGCGGGTGACCTACTCTCGGATATTTCAAAAGGGTCGGGTGCCAAACCCCTTAGCACCTTAGACAAAATCTTGAATGTTGCATCACACCCTGCGATGCTATCGCTTGGCTATCCACTGCTGGGCGAAATTCTGGGTGACGCAGGCGGAAACAGTCTAGGCAGGATGGGTCCAGCAAGGAGCACAACGGGTGAGCCCATCCGGCGTGTTATGCCTAGTTATGCCACTAGCGGAGAAGCGCAAGGATACGCTGAGATCCCTAGCAGGCGAGAGGGTGGCATGCTGGGTGTACCCGAAGACGGGCGCATGCCTACGCTTCTACCACGCACAGCCGCACGGCGCAGCCCAGAGCCAATGCGGGCGGCGCGACACCCACTTGCAACACGGCAAGCCTATACTAGGCCTCCTATCGTAACCAGAGAGACCCTTGGCCCCCCCACAATAACCAGAGAAGCACCTAGGGCTCCTGTCGTAACCAGAGAAGCCCCTAGGTTTCCTGTGATAACTAGAGAAGCACCTAGGCTTCCTGTAACGACTGAAGACATTGTCGCAATCTCTCGTGGTGAGCGCCCTGCGACGACACAGGAGCGCCGTGAGGGCCGCAGTGAGCGCTCCACTAGAGTAAGGCCTAGGGATGATGGTGGCGATCTAACTGGAGCGAGTGAGCGCACAACAGAAAACGAAACGCCAGAGGCAACAGAAGTCTCTTACGAAGAAGGCCGATACCGCTTTGGTGACCGCCAGACCGAAGAACAAGAAAGAATGGCAGAAAGGTTCGCACCCCAAGACGAGTTTGGGGACGTGGATGAATCGGATCGGATGGAAACCATACGAGCCGTTGTGTCAGGCAACCCTTCAGCTGACATAGTTAGTATCGATGGCACAATGATTGAGCCAGACAACCCCTTAGACCCAACGCCAACATCCGTGGTTGCATACCAAAACCCAGAGTTGTTGGAGCGAAGGCATGAAGAGTTGATGGCCAACCCCGTCACCTACCAGCGCCCAACAATATCCACCGTTGCGCCACCGCCGAGGGAGTTCACGCCATCGTCAAGCGAGATTACAGATATCCCAGACTGGTATCGTGCCGGGCTGATGTCCGAAAAAGACTTAGAGGTCGGGGAGCCCGGATCCTTCCAAGGGCAAGACCCATTCTCTGTGTTTGACGACATGCCACCAGAAGAACTGAGGGGCCGCGCAGACGGCGGCATGACTCCCGAAGACATTCCATTTGAAGGCTTTATTGAGCCCTTTGAGGACGGCACCGTGGAAAGCAGTGGGGCTGTCGATGATCGTGTTGCTGTAATGAAGCCAGAGGTTTCAGAGGTGTCGCCAGAGAGTATGGATATGCTTAGTGCGCTAAAGCAGGCGCTTCGGAATCCTGACAGTGCAGTTTCCCGTGAAATGATCGCACTGGCGAAAAATATTTTTGGTGAAAAATTTATTATGGATCTTGCGGAAGAACTTGGGACTTCTGAAGGCGACATCGCACTAGAGGGGCAGGACGACATGGACCGCCTTGTGGAGATGGAGTTTCGCCAAAACTTAGCCGAGGGCGGGCCTGTTCGAGTTGGTGCCGCCATCGCACCCAACGAGTACGTCCTTACCGCAAGACAGGTAAGGAATATTGGTGGCGGGAGCGTGGATGAGGGCGCCAGCCGCCTAAAAAGATTTGCAAGGGATGTGGACATCGCGGGAGCCAAGGAAGACGGACCCCTAAATATTGAGATTGCTTAACATGCTACGAGACACTTCATCAGACACGCCCCTACAGGTGCCGCAAGCAGAAGATGTGGGCCGCAGTGTTATAGAGGCCATCATGCAAAGTCGCCAAGGCCGACGCACCAGCAGGCCTGAAGGGCCAAAGTTTGTGCCGCCACCAAGGAAGGGCCTCAGGGCTATCCTTTCGAGGATTATGTCATCTGGAGACCAGATGAGTCGAGGCGACATGAAGGTGCTGCGTGACATGCAGGAGCGCAGGGCTCGCGACGAGGCACTTCGCAACATGGAAAGGCTGCGCCCAGTTCGGCGCCCGCGCCCACCCTTGTACACGGAGGAGACAGCGCCACTGCTTACCGAAGAAGATATAATTAGGTTCGGTATTGAACGTGGTTACGCTGACGGTGGCATGATCCGTGGCTACCAAGAGGGCGGGGAAATCGATCAGTCTACACAGCAAGTAACAGAAAGTTTTGTGTCACCTGAAGTTGCTCCGGCATACGCACAGCTTACGGATCGCATTGTCAATGAGAGCATGCGACCATACCAAGGCTACGGGGGACAGCGTCTTGCTGGGTTCACTGCACCAGAAACACAGGCCATGCGTGGTATGTACCAGTACGGCATGGGTGGTGGCCCCGCAGAAATGCAGATGGCGCAACAGTCGTTGATGGGTGCCATGGGTGGCTATGGCGGCGTCGGCTACCAAAACCAGCCCGGAGCCCTACAACCATATATGTCCAACTACATGCAGGGTGTAGTTGACCCCCAAGCGCGAGAAATCAGGCGTGAGTCACAGAGGCAGGGGCAGCGCCTCAGGAGTGACGCCGGAAGGGCTGGCGCCCTTGGTGGCTATCGCCATGGGCTTGGGGAGCAGGCGATTCGCATGAACACCAGTCAGCAGATCGGTGATGTTTATGGTGCAGGACGACAGCAGGCGTTCCAGAATGCACAGCAGGCGTTCGCTAGTGATCAGGCGCGGCGCATGGCGGCATCTCAGGGACTGATGGGCCTTGGTGGCGCATTCGGGTCGCTTGGTGGGCAGCAGCAGAACATGCAGTTTGATCGCTACAACCAGATGATGGGCGCAGGACAGAGAGCCCGTCAGATGCAGCAGCAGTCTCTTGATATTGGATACCAAGACTTCCAGAACCGAATGAACCAACAGCGCCAAAACATCAACTGGCAGCTAGGCGCCATGGGACAGCTTCCATACCAGAGCACGACAGTGCAGCAAAGAAATACGGCACAGGCTGGGCCTTCGGCGGGACAGCGATACCTCGGCACGGCGGTGTCGGGCATGGGGCTTTACGACCAAAACAAAAACAACAAGCCCGACACAGCAATCGGCTTTACACTTCCGAGCTTCCAGAATCAGCAGACTTTTGACCCCCCGCAGTTCCTGCCCTCCCACGGATCGCCCTCCGGTATCGGGATGTCGGCAAACGCTACAGGCCCCTCACCTCTGTCTATGGCGTACCAGAGGGTGTCCAATGGCTAACATTATTCAAGAGGCTAGGGAGCTAGAGAGCGTCCCATACGACAGGCTAGTCCAAGAGGTTGAGAACCCTACGTTTTACGCACCCTATTTGGTTGCGGCTGAAATAAAAAAGCGCCAAGACAACGAAGCGGCGACACAAAGCCAGCTACAGCAACAGCCCTTGGGCACCGTTGTGGAACGACTTATTAGCATACCCATGTCAGGTATTGGCGGTATCCCACAACAGCTACCAACACAACCCATGCCTGCGGCTATGGCCATGGCACAGCAAGGCCCATCAATGATGCAAGGCCCTCCAATGATGCAGGGTGGTATCCCCCCACAGGGCAACATGCCTATGCAGATACCTATGGCCCCCATGGCGGAGGGTGGCATTGTTGGTTACTCAGGCGGGGGGAGGATTCCCGGATACCAAGAAGGTGGCCAAGCTCAAGGCTTTGCCGAAGCGCCCGAAGTAGAAGTGATAGACCTAAGTGAGGACGAAGATGGTGGCATCCTCCAAGGGATACCCGTCTTAGGGAGACTGCCGGAAGATCTTCAAGGCATCGCAGGACTGGGGCTTGCGGACGCTGCTTATAGACTCGCAACGAGAAATAAGGCTGGAGATCTCCGCACCGCTCTTAGGGCTCTCAAGGCGGCAAGGTCAGGGCGTTTCGGAAGAGCATTTGCGTTGGGCCGGAGGGCGTCACCAGTCAGTGCGCGCCAAGGTGCGTACCTATCAGCTGGGTGGCCCCTGATATCGGCGGCAGATGATGCTCTTGGTGCTCTTGCCGGGGACGACGGGGATGTCGGGGAGGACGAATACACTAACCAGCCCTTAAACGTAAGCAACATCTTTGGAAATTACGGTGGTCTGGGTGATCTACTTAGTAGTGATCTACCTAGTGGTGGCGACCTTGGCTCAGGCGGTTCTTATGATGCTCAGATTCGTAGTTTGCTCGACCAAAGAGGTACACCGACCGAATTACAACAGGCTGTTTTCGATAAACTAGACCAGCGCGAAGACTTGCTGACCGAAAGCCGTGGAAGGCTGACAGCAATAGATCAACAGCGTCTAGAGTTTGAGCAAGGACAAGATCAACTCATGCGTGATTTGATTGAGTCCCGAAGGGGACGAATAGAAGGACGGATTGACCCCGAGCAAGATGAACGAGATCGGTTAGCACTGTTAGCCGCTCGTGTTGGCGGCGCTATTTCACGAGGCAGATTCCAAGAAGGCGGCATCGGCGGCGGTCTCTCCGAGGCAGGTGTTGAAATGCTTGGCCTCAGAGAGCGTCAGCGGGAACGAGCGCAGGGCATCGAGGACTCCCTAGACAATCTAACTGCCAGTGGCCTTGAGCAAATCAGGGAGAGTCGAAACAGAATGGATCAAATCCGCAGAGAGATGGCAAGCGGAGATATATCAGAACAAGAAGGCATTTTTGAAATGCAGCTAGAGCGTTTGAGGTTACAGGCTGATATAGAGGGGGAAAGGCTGGATAATATTGCGCCGCTCATACAACTTGAGCAATTAAGGGCTCAGGAAAATATTGCTCGGGCTACACGGGCGGCTGCGACTGCTTCTAGGGGAAGAGAGTATCCGGGTTCAGTTCTTGAAGAGAATTTGCAAAAGCTTAGAAATATAGTTGAAAACGAAGATCTTTCCCCAGAAGAAATGTTTAAAAATGGGGTTGCTCAAATTCTAGGCCAGTTGCCCGGAGACATGACGTCTCAACGGGCTCATGTTCAAGTTTTGGTTCGACTAATACAAGAAAAGTTTCCAAACCTATCCCTTACTGGTACCAGTACTGACATACAAGGCCGGAGCGAAGGCGGCATGGTAACCAGTGGTTTTGATAGCTTGATTCCTCAGCCATAACAGCAATGTCTTCTTTGGAGAGGTACAGAATGCTTCGGCGTCAAGGGTTGTCGCATGAGGAAGCATTGAAACGATCTAGACCGCGCCGTCGCAGGGGTGGTAATCCAGAGGGCAAACTTGACGCGCTTGGTGAGTTTGCTGAAGGCCTAGGTCTTGGTGCAAGCAGGGCGGTTACAAGCCTCGGTGAGGGCACCGGCCAGATACTTGATTTTCTGGGAGCCGATGAGCTTGGCGGCAACATCACCGAAAAATTTCAAGATTTAGAATCTGAAGCTGAACAATATTTTACTCCAGAGGGCACCGCCGGTAAGGCTGGTGAGCTTATTGGTCGCTTAGGCGGCGAGGTTGGAACAACAATAGGAACACTTGGCTTAGGTCGTGCCGCTTCGCTCAGGCTTGCTCCAGATGCCCTAAAAGCAGTTCGTAATTTTACGCAGGGATCTAAGTTAAAGTCTGCTATGGCCGCCACGGTTGCGGAGTCACCCCTTTCGGTTGCTAGGGCGGCGTCTTGGTCCGAAGAGCAAGGGACAGGCTTCGGTAGAGAGCTTGGGATAGAACTTGCGGGCTCTGCTTTGGGTGGCGCCTTCGCTGGAAAAGCACAGATGCCGGGAGGCTCTGTACAGACTGGTCGCTTTGGCGTCATAGATATTGGTTCAAGCTCGGACTTAATTGAGGAAGAAGCCGAAAGATTGTTGACACCCCTCCAAAGAATTATGAGCGGGTTAACCGACCAATTTAAACCAATAGAAGAAGTGGCTCGCAGGGCAGCGGGCAGAGAGGGGGTAAGAAAAATCCAAGAAGCTACTGCCCGAATGCTTGGTGCGAAGTCAGCAGGTCAACAAGCCTTGATGAGGAAAGACGGATTTTTAAAGCTTGATCAAGCCCTTGGTCCGTGGGGTAGGCTGCACCAAAAAGAGTACCCCGACATCCGAGAGGCTGCTTTTATTAGGCGAGAAAAAATTTTAAGAGCACAAGGCAAAGACCCACGCCTTAAGCACATTAGCGACGAACAACTCGACGAGCTGTATAGCAAGGTGATGGCTGACAAAAATTTGGTTCAAAGGACCAACGAGTTGTCAGAGTTTGAAATGGAACCCCTAAGAATAAGGTATGAAAGGGGGTTATTGCCTGAGAGTGAGTACGAAAGAATTGTAGCATCTCGCAGTGCTCCGGGCCTTGACCCTTACTACATAGAGATGAAGGACATCTCGACGCCCAGAAAGGCACGATCAAGAACTCGTGTGCCGACAAGTAGATTTGAGGGCAGAAAAGGGGTTGACCCCCTTAGTGAGAAGGTGTCAGGAGACGCAACGTATCAAGACCCACTTGAAGTCATTGCTCAAAATACGATTGGACTGTATGAAGACATTTACACTAAAAATGTTGGCGACACCTTAGCTGAACTTATCGATGAAGTAGGGGACGTACCCGGAATCGTAAGGCGTGTGTCCGTCGACGAAATTGAAAAGCGTGGCTTAACGGCTGATCAACTGTGGTCTCATAGAAATTTTAATAGTACAAGTGATAATTTTGCTGATGGCGTTATTCACTTTGAAGTTCTAGACGACGATCTATTTGACGCTCTTAAAAACATAGGCCCTCAAGCTTCAGATCGTGCTAACAAAATTTTAAGGGGCATCGCAGACGTAAAGAGACAGGCCATCACCCTGTTGCCCGACTTTTCGGTGATGAGCATACTGCGAGACTTGCCACTCTACGCTATCCAGAGAGCAACGCAGCGTGGCGCCAGTGCGGCCAGTGAGTCATTGCTAGGTGGCGCAATTGGTGCGGGCGTGGGTGCTTCAACCGAAGGAACACAAGAAGAAAAAGCACAGCGAGCACTTACTTTTGGGTTAGCCGGGCTGGGGTTTGGCCTCACTGCGAGACCCGCACTAGAAATTGGCAGTGCAGCTAGGACAATTGCAGGAGGAAAGCTAGACGAAGCTACTGAAAGGTTCTTGCAAAATAGCTCAAGAGCTTCTGCTGAATCACTTACCGGCCTTGGCCAAAGCTTAGGAATAGATCCAACAGATTGGAATGAGTTTGTTGCAGAGGGTGGCCTGACGCTAGGGCTGTCTTACGGACCAAAAGATTCTGCAAAACTTGTTAAGCACTTACTTGGCAAGGACGACAGAAACAGTATTCGTGTTGGTGTAGGAAAAGCAAAAGGCATACTAGAAACTATTGGGTTGGTCGCAGAAAATGCGCCACGGCTTGCAATGTACAGGGCCATGAGGTCAGGTGCCTCAAAGAGGTTGCCGGGAGAATTGACCCAAGAAGGAATCTGGTCGGCTCAGGATGTAACCCTGCCATTTGCGCGGCGCGGAAGCTGGAAATCCATACAGTACCTTTCTCAGATTACGCCGTTCTTTAACGCTACCCTTCAGGGGTGGGCTAAGATTGGCAGGATGTTCAGGGGGGATCCTGCTAAGTCTGCGGCAATAGGGGCGCCGCAGAGTATGCTTGCTATGGCTACAGCAATGACCGCACCCACCGTTGGGCTATGGTACACCAACAAGGACAATCCAGAATACTGGGATCGTCCTTTGTGGGAAAGAAACATGTTTTGGCTTATACCAAAGCCGGAGGGTGGTTTCTTCCGCATACCAAAGCCGTTTGAGCTTGGATACGTTTTTGCGTCTTTGCCTGAGCGCGTGCTTGATCGTGCCGCTGCAAAGGGGGCTATTGATTCAGCCGCTCCTCCCGGATCCGATCTAGCCAGTGAGGTCGCAACGTCCATACGTTCGCTTGTATCAAACCCAGTTACCGGAACCCTGCCGATACCTGCAGCCCTTCAGCCTGTCATCGAACAAGCGATCAACCGGGATCTTTTCCGGTGGAAGCCCATTGTTCCAGAGTACTTGCAAGGCAGGCCCACCCAGAGACAGACAACAGCCACAACGCCCGTACTAGCCAACAAGATTGCCGAAGTCACGGGAGTGCTTTCGCCCTTAAGGGTTGAGTCACTCCTCCAGAGCCTTGGGGGGACCGTGGCACGAAGGTCGATGGACTTGGTGGATGTGGCGGGCACAGCCTCAGATGGAATCACCCCTGCGTCAAGATTGTCGGCGCAAGAAAGATTTAACAAGGTCACCGGCCTAAGCAGATTTAATACACAACAATACGATATTGGGAACATTGAATACCAAGCGTATAACATTCTCAACAGAGCCAAGCAAACCTTAGATGAATACAATAGGATGTCAAAGGCGGGTCTCCCTAGCAGTGTGTTGAAAAGCTACAGAGAAGACTACAAAGACGAGCTTCTTATTGCGCGAAGATCAAAGAGCGAGCTTAGTCAGATGAAAAAGCTAAGAGAAGAGCGCAACGCTGTTCTCGGTGATTACAATATTCCACCATCTCGACTTCAGGGAATCTTGGATCGTCAGTCAAGAGAAGGTAATATCCTAGGCAGAAGATCATTTATATTAATGGATAATATTTTAGACTGATGCCTGTAGACGAAATTTTTAGCGATCTCGTGGGGCAAAGTCATGCCATGCGCTCTCCCGTCTGGCACCTAAGAAGGGAGGCAGAGAAGGCTGACTCAGTCTGGGGTAGACTGTATAACGGGGATAGCGGTGCGAGTTTTTGGACTATCGAAAACGCATACAAATTAATACCCGAAGGCCTTCACCCTTGCGTCAAGGACTACTATCATCGTGGCGATTATCCAACCTTTGAGATCATCGTAGAAGGTCGGGACAGGCTTCTCTTCCATGCTGCCAACTACGCATCCGAACTCGAAGGCTGCATAGCCCCCGGCAAGAACAGGGGTGAGACAGAAGACGGACGGCTTGCGGTGTGGAATAGCAAGAAGGCGTTCAACGAGTTTTGGGAGATCGTGAAGGACGAAGAGTCTTTTCTACTTTTAATTAAAGACAAAACAGAGACAGGGTAGCGTCATGGCAGAAGTATCATCCATTTCTAGGGTAGGGACAACCGAGCCCTTTTACTTGCAGGTCGTCAGAGGTCAGATCGGGTACCATAAAGCCGTATTTAAATTTGGTTTTAACCCCGACATTGATGACGCCCTAGAGACTGTGTGGGCTCAGGGTGGCATGTACACATACCTGCCAAGCGCAAGCACGTTATACATCTCAAGCTCGTCTACGGCAGATGATGCCGCAGGGACTGGAGCAAGAACAGTTACAGTAAGCGGCCTAGATGCCAACTATGACGAGATTTCCGTCACGGCAGACATGGACGGCCAGAACGGTGTTCAGCTTGGAAATGCTTTCAACTGGATCAGGGTGTTCAGGGTTGTTGTTGAGACAGCCGGTAGCGGCGGGCAGAACGCAGGCGTCCTCTATGTGGGGACCGAATCCTCCCCGACATCGGGCGTCCCTACAAATAAGTACGCTACGGTTGCAGTAGGTGACAACCAGACGCTTATGGCCCTGTGGACCGTCCCTCGTGGATATACGGCCTACCTGCTACAGACAGATGTCACTGTCGCGACCACACAGAGCAGCAAATACGCCACTACTTCACTGGTCGCTCGCTCACCCGGTGGGGTATTCAATATTAAGGACAGGTTTGTAAAGTCTGAAGGTTCTGTCCATCAGGGTTATGATGTTCCTCAGAAATTCTTAGAAAAAACAGACCTCGAATACAGGGCAATCGGCGATAGCGCAACCGCTAACATCGCAATCTCTGCCGCGATGGATATTATTTACATCCAGAACAGACCGTATCCAGAATAGAAATAAAACTGATGAGTAGATTTTTAAGTGTTTTTAAGGACAATAATGACTGGAACGAGATCACTATTATCGGCGCAATTTCCTTTGCAATCATGGTAGTGACGGCCATTGTAGATGTGATCACCGGGGTGTGGGGTGTCGAGCTTGAGGTTCAAGAATTTATTTACAATTCTTTTTTGATTATCACGTTGGGCTGTTTCTCTATTAGTGGTATAGGAAAGTGGGCTCCCAACCGAGACGACTAACACTCGCTACAGATTCAGACGTTAAGCGACATAGTATTATCAAGGCTTGTGAGTGTAACGGAAGCCATTGGTTCATTCCCGGATCAATGGCTTTCTCTATTTTTATTAATCATATTTTTGACTACCTTGAAGATGACATTACGGGGCGCCATTGCCCCAAGGGTGGAGGTGATACGAGATGACTAGTTGCCAGAGGTGTGCTACACCAGACCTCGACGGGGAAAGGTTTTGTTGGATGTGCCGGTGGGATAGCACTGAACAATTCTTTGAGTGCCCCGATTGCGGAGAAGCAATCAAAGAAGATGGATCGTGCCCCGCTACATGTGGTGTAGCGCCTGTTGACCCCAAAGAGGATTGAACACCGATGGACGCCCGTAAAACACAAGATAGGCACTTAGTAGTATTTTTAGGTGACACCCACTGCGGATCAACAGTGGGCCTCTGCCCGGAGGAGGGGCTTGAGTTGGATGATGGTGGTTGGTACAAGCCCAACAAGGCTCAGCAGTGGCTCTGGGATAACTGGCTGGAGGCATGGGACCGCGTAGCCAAAATTAAAAAAAGTATTCCGGGGACAAGTCTTCACATCGTTATGAATGGAGATGCCGTTGACGGAGATCATCACAAGACGGCGCAGATCGCCAGCAGGCTGACAGGTATCCATGTCAGATGCTTCATGGAATCAATGTTGGTGCCCCTCGCATTAGGGCCAGACTCCATCCACATCATTCGCGGTACTGCGGCACACGTTGGAGAGTCCGGCAACGTAGAAGAGGGCATTGCAAGGGCGTTGTCAGCCGCCGGGTGGCCTGTCGTAGGGGATCCCGACACTGGCCAGAAGTCTTCGTACTGGCGCAAGCTCACGATTGGCGATGTCAAAATTGATGTCAAGCACCATGGCCGCATGGGTAGGCGAGCCCACACAAAGGGTCCGTACATGCGGTGGTACGCTCAGGACATCTTCTTTAATTACGCCATGGACGGAGAAGTCCCCCCGGACTTAGCGGTGCGAAGCCACTTCCATCAGTTTGCTGACAGTGGGCAGATCCACAAGATCAAGACACGGGCGGTCGCACTTCCTGCTTGGCAGTTGGCCACAGAGTATGTACACCGTGTCGCTGAAAGCTTGGCTGACATCGGCCTAGTGTGCGCCGTCGTCAACGACGGAAACTACACGATAGAACCAATTCTATTCCGCCCCAAAAGACCAACGGAGGTTGTAGTTAAGTGAGCAACATCACCGAAGCTGAGATTATTGACCAGATCAAGCAGTCCCTAAGAGAAAGGGACTCTGACACGCCCAACGAGCACGTCAAGTCGATGGCTGAGCTATGTGAGGCACTGGGCATGACCGACAAGGCCGCAAGGAAGCATGTGAGAGCGATGGTTAACTCTGGGGACGTTGAGGTTGTGTGGGTGCGGAGACGGAACATGGTTGGGGTCGTCAATAAAATCCCTGCATATAGATACGTCACAAGCTCATAAAAAATTAAAATTAAATATGAAAAATATTTTTTGGGGCGTGCTGGGCTTTTTTGTCATCTATTTTTCGCTAACAAATTTTTTTTGGGGTACCAGCGCAGCCGTGAAGGAAGCGGTCATTGCCGTTGCTGAAGCGGATAGTTTGCGGGGGGAGGCCGAAGCTAGGCTCGACTCAGTATCGATTGAGTACGACCGTGCCGTGGACAGCCTATCCGTATTGCAAGACAGCCTATCTAGAGTAGTCGCGGCCTCACGGATCGACGCCAGAAGGGCGTCCATTAGGTTCGATGAGAGTGTCGGTGCGCTACAGGACAGCTTGGCCGTGATCGACCTTGGTCTAGCGCAAGGGCTTGGCCAAGTCATTGAATCACACGACAGGGTCGTGCTCGCCATGGAGGCTGAGATCGGGGCTATCAATCGCGACCGGGAGCTACTGTGGCGCAGGATTGAAGTGTCAGACTCCCTACTTGCTGTACAGGCTGGGGTCAATGACGCTCTCAGGGGCTCTGTGATGGCGCTAGAAGGCGAAAGAGACGCTTGGAGGGCGAAGGCTATGCCTCCACTCCCCAAGCGCCTCATGGATCAAACTCCCGCCCTACTGGCCGGTGCCCTCTTGGTATCCCTTATCCGTTAGTCGCCATCGGGGAGCATGTCATAGAGTGCGAAGGCGTACCCGCACAGGGCTCCCCAGAAAAAACCAAACAAGCAGCCAAGCAAGAATGATGTGAACAAGACGTACACCCAGTCCATCAATGGACTACGGTGTCTGTGTCTTTCGGTAGCACCCCCTCATCGGGGGGTGGGTCGATTACACCCAGAAGCACTAGGGTTACACATGTGTGGGCCAGAAAATCAGATGCTTCAGTTTCGGTGAGGCCCGACTTCTCTGACTCTGTGTAATAAAGATCCTTCCAGTCACCCCATCCATCCCTCAAGGGGGGCAACCCCTCTCCATCGAACCCCCTCGCGACCGGGGCAAGGAAGTGCATCAGAATGCAGCCAACCATCGCTGCGTACCCTGACTGTCCCTCCCGGTCATCCTCAAAGGATTCCGGTGACGGCAGTAATGGAATGTCCGGTAAATCAATTACTGGTCGAGTCTTCCTTGTTTTTTCGCGTTTCATGTTAAACCTCCTCAATGGAAATCAGTGACATATCGACGGGGTCACAGGCGTTGTCGTCTATGTGCCGCAACTCATCTTCGACCGCAGCACGAAACGCTTCCGCATCATTGCTTGTAAACGCCCCCATTGGGATCTCATTGTACCATGCGGCGAGCACCGCCTTGGGGTCGTCGTGGTCGTTTATGTACCGCAGATCGTTTCTCGTCGGCGTGAGGCTCAGGCCCCCTAACTCTTTCATTAGATACGCCTCCATATCATAACAGGTCGGGCATGACACTCAGGACGCCTGCTCTTAATGTAGTTACCAGTAGAGGTCACCAAACCCTCCCTTCTCGCCCTAGTCATAACAGCACCCATAGCGCGTGGCTCATTGGGCGAAGACTCGACTTGCTCCCACAAGTAGTCAGTCGTGAAAGACTGAGAATTTGGAATTGATGAAATTATTTTCATAACCGAATCTATCCAGCCGTCATATGCTAAGTCTAGGTTCGCAACCGCCTTATCCCTAGCTGATTCTCCCTCAAACAATGATGTCTGAAAGGGGTCGTTCTGGGCCTCTACGAGCCATGCGGGTCCAGTGTCCATGTCCTTCTCCTTTCTCATGTCTACCTCCGATTAGTTATGTGGGTGCGGGTGCCCTCAACCAAGAAACGAGGCTTTGATCTCGCATCTGGGAGGGCGACCCTTTCCGATTATATGGCAGCAACCATATTACCAAACGGAACCCTGATTCAAGGTTATCAGGGACACCCATGCAGCCGCCGGCAAGCGGCTACGGCCACCACATGTCCCCTGATCTTTCAGCTTTGCGTGGAACATGGGGGCCTCCTGCTGCGTATGTAAAAAATATTTTCATACGTTTTATTTCCACCAAGTATCTCTGGTGGGTTTTGGGCCGTTCTTGAGGTCTTTCAAGTACAGGGTCACCGCTTCCACTATAATCTTATTCCGGCTTACACCTGACTCTTTAGCCTGATCATCCACCCCCTGCTTTATCGCAGGGGGCAGACGAACAAGGATGCTCTTTCTCTCTACCACGGCATGTCGTCGTCGCCGTCATCCTGCTCAGCCGCACCTGACTCTTCGGCTTCGTTGGGGATGATGGGACTGTCCTCCTGTGGCATGGCGACTTCGAGCCGCACAAACTGATACGCGACCCCCTTCTTCGATGTACGATTCCATGAAGCGGCCTTCAGCGTCGGCATGACGCCGGTCTTTGCCTGTTCGACCATGGCCTTAAGGAATTCGCGTTCGATCTCAATGTTGCCGACCTCGGACGGATGCCGATCAGTCTTTGCGTACTTGTTCTTGAACAACGCAAAATCCTGTCTTGGTCCGGTCTTGTACTCTGCCATTACTGGATCTCTCCTGAAAGTTGAAGTGCGGGATTTCCTACTGCTTCCATCTCACTCAATACTGCCTTTAGTTCACCCAAGTCAGCGGACTTTACTGCGGTCTTGACGCGCCCCTTAAAGGCAGGGTCAGGCTCCCACCCTGCCTTGGACAGGCGGCTCGCGAGAGACTTAACAGTGCTGAGCATCTCTTGGGCGTAAACCTGATCTCCGTTCTCCTGCGTCGCCTTGGGTGTCGCCTCGGCTTTTGCCTTAGGCTTTGGGGCGGGCTTAGCAGTCTTCGCTGGTGTAGAAGTATTTTTTCCTGCCTTTTTGTTTTCTCCGGGCGGCAGGTCTTCTCCCGCATAGATGTAGTGACCAAGACCAAAGAGTGCGAAGCATTTAACCATGCACCTCATCTTTGCGTCGCTGATCGACCTAGCATCCGGGTTGGCAATGGCCTTGTGCCGGTAGTCCATCACCGGGAGCCACATATGCTGTGCCACAACCCCAATGGACACAGTACAGGACACAGCCGCCGTCCCGCCGGGGTACACGATGTGGTCAAGGTGGTCACCATCGCCGTGCCAAGTGACCTTCATCGTGGGGTAGTTGTCCATCATGATTCCCCACGCCCAAGCCCACGACAGATAAGACAAACCGTTACGGTCCTCTGTGTGCTCGTCTACGTTAAGCTTGGACAGTGTTTGCCAGATCTCTCCGGCTGTCGCTTCCTTACTCACCCTACCACCTCCTTTTACTAATAATTAGTGGACTCTTCACAACTTCTCTGCTTGGTATTGCGGACAGAAGTCCGCGACCGAACAGTAGGTTTCGCACCGAATGTAGCTTGGACCCCTCCTCCATCTCTCCTCGTCACTGCAGGGCACCACTGACTCACTTGAGTGAAGCTCAATGCGCTCATGTACGAATCTCTCTGCAACATCGGGGAGCCATAGCGGAATGTCGATTGGGACAATCGGTGAGGCCGGGTACATCCTGTTAGACTTCTTGGGGTGCTTGTTCCTTTTGGTTGCTGACCAATCTCTACAGATTGCACAGATTGTCAACGACTCAATAGGCATGTCGTTCTGGCGCAACAGCCAAGCATAAACATTTAATTGCTGCTCCCACTCAGGCTTCCCCACCATCGTTGCGTAGGTTCCCGTCACCTTGTAGTCGGTAACGTGCCCTTCGTGGTAAACGTCTATTGCACCTGATACCACATAGCCGTTCATCTCAGCAAACCATCGTTGCTCAACCAGTGCGTCATCTGGTGCATGGCCCTCAAGGACCGCATGGACACCCGTGCCAAGTAACGCAAACAGCCTGTCTGCCACATCCGTAGACAACTTGTCTTCATGCTCTGATTCAAGACGGCTTATTTGTGGGGGGCGAAGTAGGCCGGTGGCACTAAAGTCTGCCTCCCCTTTCGAGTAACCGTCGTTCTGAATGGCACGAACGAATTGTTCGGGTGCGCCGTACTGGTTGGTGACATTCACTGGACGCGCCATACCCCGATGTAATTATCGTCGTAGCGAGAGACGCGAAAGCGGCGCGGGTCACCTGAGTCACGCAGGCGCCTATGGTAACGAGAGACAAATGAGCGCAGGGTGTTGGCCGCCTTCTGCCCGCCGTCAGTGCCGATCTCTGCGTCTACAAAAAAAGAATCCCCAACTTCTAATTTTAGGATTGGGTACGCCACCGCCCCACGCTTGGGGATAGGAACATCACTACGAATTTCAACATTCATTACGAAACCCTCCAGATTCCAATGCCGATGTGGTTTTTCTTAACGGAAAACTTCTTGTTCAACTTCTTTGACAACCTCCACACATAACTACTCAATGCCGATATCAATTCGCTTGACTGCTCTTCACTCATTGGAAGCTCAATCATGTCGCCAACATCGATATCTTCGAGTGGTAGGTGTCCCCACCTCTTCTTCCTCCCTGAGGTTTGGGGTGGTGCCCCGACGTTCTGGAGCACACGAAATCGCGGCTCTTCTGACACAGATCCTCCTGTTGTTGTTGATTGGACAAGTCGGCCTTATACTGCTGAGCCGAAGCGGATGCAAACGATAAACATAATGACTAAGACACGCAACACCCTTGACGAAACACCGTGTATCATTACCGTTCGCGGCGAGCCAGCGTCGAAAGCTAATTCACGAAGGCTTGTGATGATGGGTGGTAAACCTAGGTTTATTAAAAGCAAAAAAGCATTAGGATATTCCTCTGATTTTAATACTCAAGTTGGTTGTAGAGAAGAACTTATAGATTATGATGTTTGTATTGCTATAAAGATTTTCTACAAAAGCAGAAGACCAGACTTGGATGAAAGTCTAATACTTGATCTACTGGAAGACAAAGTCTACAAGAACGATAGACAAGTAAAACTGAAACATATTGAGTGGGGTCTCGACAAGGAGGATCCTCGTGCTATAATCGTTGTCGGTCCACGGGAGCAAAGGGAGTTAGTGGTGGACACCCTACACCAAGTGCTAAAGGAGGAGTCTTGATTGCAGTTGCGCCACAGCAGATTAGGGATATTTGCGCGAGCCTAGGAGTAGGCCAAAAGAAACTTCGGTGCCCCATGTGCCAAGGCACCAGACGCAAGAACAACTCGGACAGACCGCTGTCCGTAAAGGTTGACGGCGTGGGGGTTCAGTACACCTGCCACCACTGCGGTGAGAATGGTGGTTGGGCACACAAGGAGACACGATACACGCAACATCCAATTAAAAGGGAGAGAATTAGGGTGGACAAAACAAACGGCAAGACCCCCAACAAGACAGCCATGAGTTACATGATTGGTAGGGGGATATCAGAGGATGTCTTAACGTCTCATGCGATTCTTGATGAGTACAGCTTTGCGGGTTCACGCCTGCCTGCAGTTGGTTTTCCGTACCGAAACAAGTCCGGCGATGTCACTTCAATAAAGTGGCGTAGCGCTGATCAGACTAAGCGGTTTAGCCAACAAAATGTGTGTGAAGATTTTTTTAATATTGAGAAGTACACGAAGGGCGACGACCTCTTGGTTTGTGAAGGCGAGGTAGACGCACTGTCGTGGATGAGCGCAGACCTTCCCTCTGGGGTGACGGTCGTGTCCATCCCCAATGGTGCGCCACCGAAGGTGAAAGACGGAAGGATTGATCCCGCCGACGACAACAAGTTTCGATACATCTGGCGAGCCAAGGACAAGCTAGACTCTGCGGGCCGTATCATTATCAACACCGACCTCGACAGCCCCGGTGATGCCCTGAAGGAAGAATTGCTTCGGCGCATTGGTCGCTCAAAGGTTTGGACCGTGTCACTTGGCAAGCACAAGGATGCGTCAGAGGCCTTGATGGCAGAGGGTGTGGACTACCTAACAGCCGCCTTTGAGGATGCGGCGCCATTGCCCGCCGTTGGCCTGCATAACGCTCAGGTTTACGATCAGTCGTACACCGACCTATACGAGAAGGGGCAGGCGCGTGGCGCCTCAACGGGGATACCAAGCCTAGACAAGCTGATACAGGTGCCCACCGGCATGTTGACCGTTGTGACAGGCTTTCCAAGTTCAGGTAAGTCGGATTTAGTTGACCAGATCTGCTTGAACCTCGCGAAGAGCAACGAATGGAAGACCGTGTACTGTTCATTCGAGAAACCCCCTGAGTTGCACATGGCCCAGTTGGCACAAAAAATAATTGGGAAGCCATTTTTTGATGGGTCGGTGGAAAAGATGGACACAGAAGAAAGGGATTTTGCATTCCAATGGATCAAGGAGCACTTCTTGTTCATGGACTACCGCAGGGATGGTCCAACCAACATCGAAGGCATCCTTGATGTTGCGAGCGCTGCTGTGATGAGAATGGGTTGCCGCATTCTGGTCATTGATCCGTACAACTACATCGATGTAGGTGGCAACCTTCGGGAGACTGACGCCATCAGCCAAATGCTGACTCAGGTGCAACTATGGGCAAAGGAGCATGACGCGCATGTCTTCTTTGTGGCCCACCCCACCAAGATCTCTCCCGACCGAAGGTCGGAGCGCAAAACAATCGTTACCGGGCATGACATTGCAGGCTCTGCTGCTTGGTTCGCCAAGGCAGACATTGGTTTATCAGCTTGGCGTCACCAGAGAGACGAAGAGCCACCGGAGGCGCACATCTGGAAGGTTCGGTGGTCGTGGCTGGGAAAGAATGGTAGTTGCCCCCTGTCGTTTGAGAAGGCTACCGGCAGGTGGCGAGACTATGACTACCAAGATGATTACGATTGGGATTTCTAAACGCTTGCGCCAAGGTGGGTAATTAGTTTAATTAACTAAGTGCCGGAGGTTTTCCCTCCTTTCTCCTCCGTCGCGATTCCTGTACAGCACCACAGGTAGCGTCATCTGTCGCTTGGCAGGTGGCGCTTGTTGCAGCACAAAGAATGGTTTCCTCAAAAGAAAGCATCATCTGGAGAACTTTTCTCCCAACAGAATGCAAGAACAAGGCCCCTTGAGGTCTTGTAATTGTCCCCGTCTTTAGGCTCTTCTCGTCAAAGTCGTGCCTAGAGGCGGGGTTTCTGTTTGGGGTCCCCATGACCCCAATACAGATCCTGCTCGCCACCTCAATGTCACCTCGTGTGAGGTCAGCAGTGTTTCGGTGGATGCAGCCGTGACACCGTGTCAGGGTTAGTGCTCATTGGTCCAGCCTTTTCGGTAGCGACACAGGGTACACGTCTGTTTTGGCAAACTTTTTCTATGTCTATGCGTGGAGAGAGTTTTGGTATTTGGGTGTGTAGGGTGTGTCGGAGTCAGGTCATCCATTGTCAGGACGCCACGCAGCCCCCAACCAGTCCTTTCTGCTGTGGTCATTAGTTGTTTGCCTCCCCCAAGGGGGACGACCAAGGGCGACAGGCGACACGTGTCACCCGTCACCCCTAGGTCCATGTTTTAGGTCTTCCACGCTTATAAGGCACTGTCTCCCTCCTGAAACTTGAGCCGGAGCAGCCTACGGAAACAGTTACTAATTATTAGTAACGTCCCCAAGTAGAGACTGTGGAGTCTCCCCCTGTTCGCCTTAGAGCATCGGGTGTAGGGCATTCGCCCATTCACAACAGCGGGCCTGTCCCAAGCATCCAAGATGTCGTCACAATTCTTGCAGACCCACACCTCCATAGCGCCTGAGCGCACTAGCAGTAATGGGTCGTGTCCCGAAAACTTGGCTGTTTCTAGGGCGTTGTCGCGGGTCTTCTTCGCCTTCCTACCTCTCATCTTCCTGTCTCCTTGTGATCCTCTAGGTGGGACCACCCTTAGTCGAAGTGTTCAGGCGGCGGCACCAGTAGGCGCTCCACCTGTCTAACGCAAAAATCTACTAGATGGACTCGGCCTTCATGGGACGGGTCCATTCGGGCATCGGCCTCACACCAAGCCTTAACGACAGTGAGAATGTCGTGAATCGAATCTAATATTATTTCTTCGGTTTCAATTAAACCTTTTTTGTCAGTCGGGCTTTCCATTGTGTGACTCCGGGGAAGGTGTCCCGATGATCCGGGGGGATGCGCTGACAATGGCCGAGGATGTGACCGGCGAAGCGTCACGAGACGTCAACCTAAATGCTTGGTGTACGGCAGCAGCCATGTCGTACCAAAAATCAGAGAGATCTTTTGATTCATCCTCAAACAATTGCTTTCTCATGTGGTCAGCAGACTTGTTGCCCATCACGCAAGTTATTGCGGCAGCGCAAAGATACTGCGCCATCCTCTTGTCTCTGTACATTATTTTTCTCCGTAGAAAAAGAAATCGTACACATCGCGCATGTCATCTACCAAGTCTATCGCCCTGCGCCTTTCTTCTGGGGCCATGTGTGCCCATGCGTCTGAGGCTTGTAGGTCAACAAAGAAATCAAAGTGTTCCATCATGGTTTTATTGAAGTCTAGAACCACCTCGTCCAAGAAGTTAACCGAATCAATTGCTTGTCCAGAAAATTTTTCTAGGTCGGTCCAGCTCACCTCTCCGGTACCGAACTCGACCATCGTGTCCACCTCTTGACCAAGAGCTTGTAGCACGTTTCGTATTGTCATCATTCGCATTAGATGTACACCACCTCCCCCCATTGCCTCTGGTTAACGAACGTTGGGGCTACATGCGTTGTCACCCACAGCACCGGGAAGGGGGGCTTCGGTGCGGAGACTCGGCCATAGCCGTCTGTGAAGTAAATTAAGCCGGGAACCTGCTCATTGTTTTCTGCAATGTGCTCAAAGATGGGGTCGAATGTTGTCCCGCCCCCACCGTAAAGCTCAAGCACCATGTCCCTAGCGTTGCGCCCACCGGCAGTTGCGATCTCAAACCACGGCGTGTCTGTGGCGGTATTCTTGTGCAGCCTGCTATCCACATAGGACATCATAATCTTGTCAATGCCACCAATGGACGACCACGATACCAAGTTGTCCCTGAACTGCTGTGTCTCAAGCATGCCCACGGACCCACTTGTATCCATGCAGCAATACATCTTGTTCGGCACGCGGTTGCGTGCAGGCATATAAATTTTCTGGGCGATGAATCTGCGGTTCGGACGCTTCCATGTCCGGCCAGACTTCACATGGTCTCGAATGAACTTCTTGACGGTCTGAAGCGGTACCGTCTTTGACACCAAGTCGGAGTTGTCTACGGTTGTTATGCCACTGACACTGCCTGAGCCAGTAACCTTCTCTGCGATCCGTGCCCGAACGATACGGTCCTGAACTTCGTTGACAGCTTTCTGCACCTGCTTTGGGTCGGTCGCATCAATGTCTGGCATCGGAATAATGTCACCGGGGCCTGTCCCGGCAGAGACTGGAGGAGCGTTCTCGTCCTCTTGGTCCTGTCCCTGTCCCTCTCGGGGCTCCGAAGGGCCTGTGCCGCCCTCCTGACCGCTCTCGCTAGGAGGCGGGGGCGGGTTCTTGCGTAGCTCCTCGCACACATACTCCAGACTGTACTCGTCGGAATTGGAAAAGACATCGTGGAACAGCGCACCCTCGGGCAACAAGAACGAAGATCCATACCCCTTCATCCTCTTTATCTTGCCATTGATGATATAGTCAGCGGCAACATTAATCTCATGGGCAGTAAATCCACGCTCCATGAGCATGAGCATACGCAACGGGTGCATGAGTTGGATGTGGAGGGCTTCGTGGATAATTGTTCCGGCAAGCTCCAGTGGGTTGAGTGTCTCGGCAAAAACAGAACTGAAATAAATTTTGTTGCCATCAGTGCATGCAGTTGGCTGCCTGTCGTCAATACTAATAGGGATGGGTGCCAAGATTGCTGCACTTGCGATGGAGAATCCGTAGCATTCGGACTTGGCCACGGACAGGCGATGTGCCTGTTTCTCCTGAGTGGTGGTTAAGCTCATGTCGTTCTCCTCCATTCTTTCCGAAAAAATGTGAGACCATGGGCGACAGGCGACACGTGCCGCCCGTCGCCCCTAGGTCCATGTTTTAGGTCTTGTTTACGAAAGCAAGTCTTCGAGGGCCGAAGACGCAGAGCTTTCAATGTTCTTGAGTTGTGAACCGATCTGTTCACGGATTGGTGCTTCGTTCGACATCATCCCACGGAACTCCCCGACGTTACCCGCAGTCGCATCGTTGATGCCATTAATCATGCGGTGAATGTCTACTGCAAGTCCGCGCATTTTGCCGTTGTCGTTTGTGACCCTGCCACCCCACTTGTCTAATTCGTCAGCAAGGTTTTCCATGATTGCCCATGTGTTTGCGTAAGGCAGACCTTTGGGCTTGTCGTCACCAGAATTTTCATAAGTGGAAATATTTTCTGCCTGCTGTTTGGCGACATTCAGCACACGACCAACTAGACCCTCCATGCCATTCTGGACCCTGCGGTTCTGGTCCTCAATTGCCGCCTGTTGCACCCGCTCAAACAAGTCACGCTTCTCGCCACCCCATGAAGGGTGCCAGATGCGCGAGCCATCTCCACCCTGAGACCCATACAGAGGGAGGGGCTTGAACCTGAAGTCAAACGCCTTGCGGACCTCTGTTACATCGGGATAGAACCGTTGGACCTGATCGTCACTCATGCTCTCACCCGTGGCCTGACGGTATGCGATCTGGCCCTGCCGTCTGTGGAAGTCGTACATCCGAATGATGTTTTCTTCGGCGGCTGCCCAGAAAGCATTCCGGGCCTTGGTCATTTTTTTATCCAAGTCGTGAAAGTCCTCATGGTGGACAAGGTAGCCGTCCATAGATGACGCCTTACCAGAATCCCCCGGTTGCTTGGATGTCCAGAGCCAGTTGCCATCAGAGAGTGCGTCCCTGCCCATGCGCTCGGCCTTGCCGATTGCTGTGTAGTACTTCGTGGGGATGCGGTGGAACGTTGCGCCCACACGCTTGTTGTCATGCTCCACAAGTTGACTCTTCATCACCTTGTCGCCCTTGGTGCCGGTAAACTTGCCGACCTCAAGACTGCACACGAAATACTCTTCTGCTTCAATTGTCCTCATTGTGAGGCTCCTGTTGATGTGAGAAATCTTTTCTCTAAAAATATTTTTGTGTGTACAACCTACTGATTTTTGGGAGACTTAATTCGACATGCGGATATCTGACGCACGACTGCTCGCATACCGGGCCGTCTTAGCGAATGACTCGTCCATCTGTTTCGCGCACACAAGGAACGAGCGGTACGTTTCCGCGCAATTGATGATGTCGAGGTACCTGCAAGCCGTCTCGAAATTGCTTGCGTCCTTCTTGATCTTGCTCAGTAAGGACACCATAAGCGCGTGTTTGAAAGCAGAAATATCTTCCATCTTAAGGCTGTTGTGGACAAACACGCTTTCGATCTCCGCCTTGTTGGCCTCCGGGTCGTCAAAATACTGATTGATCAAGACAAGCTGCTCACCAAAGCCCTGACTAGCTGCAATCGTGCCAAACGCCCCACTCCCAATCAGTCCCCCACCCGCATGCCTATGGTGCGACTTATCCCAATCCCAAGAGTCGAGCTTGATGACATCGTTGAAGCATGACACGCTGCGGAACGTACACTTCTGTGTGTTCGCAGACGGAACGGCTGCGTCGCCATAGTCAAAGACTAGCCGTTTTTCTGATGTCCCACCCATGAATTTGAGCGCCGCCACAAGTGTAGGGTCTAGCGTATCCCTCTCATGGTCGAGGAAGCTTTGTTCATCGGACTGAACGTCGAGAATCATCGCACGATTGCGAAGATCCTCTGGCAACTCGAAGGAGCTTGCGTTGTCAGTGGCCCGGTTGCCCGTGCCTACGACCATGATGTTGTCAGGCAGCTTGAACGTCGTGCCGAACCGACGCTCTCTTGCGATCTCCGCAAAAATTGGAGCCAACTCGGGATTCTTAGCGATCTCGTCGAGCACGATCATCCCGTGTGCGTTCGGGTTCTCGGCCAGAAGCCGAAACGTATGAAGCACTACGAGATCGTAGGATCCGTCCTCAATCCACGGGATCTGGAAGTCACTCCGATCAGATGTGGAGCAGTTGATCTCCCAATAAACGAACTCGTCGTCGTTGGGTGCGCGGCTCAGGTCGCGCATGTTCACTAGGGTGCGGCCCAGATCCTCAGAAATTTTTTCTGAGGCGAGTCTTGCGGCTACGGTCTTGCCCTGACCCACAAAGCCAAGCATGACGGTCAGAAGCTTGGACCGCATCGGCCAAGACAAGTCGGATACCACCTCAACGGCCTGTTGTGGGGTGATTGTTGCACCGGGGAACATCTTGCTCATACCATCTCCTTTTTTGTGAACTAATAATTAGTTCTGTGTGTGCTACTGGATGCAGCCAACAACATACTCAATAATAATAATGGAATAAATATTAATGTCAACCCCCACCCTACTTGTTCAATAGCCCTGTAACCTCTGCATCACTTCGATGTCTTCAAGGTCATCTACTGCCATCTCTTGCGCCTTGGCGGCCTGTTTCAATGCTGACTTTATACCCCTGTGCATCCTAGCTTCCGGCTCGTCGTCCCATAGGCTAAACTCACAACAATTACACTTAGTCCTTGTAGTGGTCAGGTCTTTGGACGCCTTACGCAGAAAATATTTAGCTTGCTTAATATTAGCGATCTGCTCCCTCCTCTGTTTGTGTACTTGTTGGAGTCTTTCTATGTCTGTCGCCATTGCCATGTCTTTCACTGTGGTTCTTCCCCATTAAGAAATTGATCTGAATATCCAGAAACTTTTTCTGGGTACACCTCACACGGGCCACTCCTGCATCCGTTGTATGCAAGTAGGGCCATGTTCCTGCTGCCTCTCCTCTGTAGAAAGTCATGGATGATTACCGACCCATGGCAGACTGATCCGGCCACGGTTTCTATGGCTTCGCTACACTCAGGCCATGCACCTCTGTGCATCGGCATAACTTGGTAGAGGCCGACCGCACCCGCGCTAGAGACTGCGAGTGAGTCGAGCCAAGGGTTCTCCACCATCAGTATTCCAACCATCATGGCCACCTCTAGGTCGAGCCTACTGGATTGCTCCAGTATGAGGTCGGCTAGTCGGGCTAGATCGGATGCGTCGAGGCACCCGCTGCCCGTACATGGCCACCGAACACTGGTCAGATGCCCCTCCACAGGCCCCACGCTGCGTTCTAAGACACTTGGCGGACCATATGCTACCGGAGCACTGTCCTCCACCTGATCGACGCCCTGACACCCAATTAAAAAAAATAATATGAAAATATTTTTTACATGAGCTGGGGGCGACGGGCTACACGTGTAGCCTGTATCCCATGGTCTCACAATTTTTCGGAGCAAGGTGCTGTGTCTATTCATAGGCCGACGTCGTCCTTCTGAAACATATGAATCTGGCACGGGTCTAGTGTATCTTGTGGCTCTTCGACACAGAGACGTATGATCTGGCTCACATGATGTGAGATGATATTCCTTGTCGTTGCCACATCCCTGATTATCATCTCACGATACTCGCCGTGTGATGATTGCAGCATCTCCATATCTCTTTCGAGCCTGTCCATCTCTGTGTCGATATGGAAAGCTATCATGTCCACCTCATTCGGATAGTCCATGATATAGCTCATCTCTGCTCTGCTGTTCCAGTTTGGATCGGTCATACTTCCCCCTTGTTGTGGCAAATATTTTTTGCCGGTGAACTAATTATTAGAATGACCCGCAGATTCCACAGCAAACGTCTGGGCAACCCACCCGCTAGCCTCGTCGTCCAGCCCGACGATCCGACCGAACACGCCATCACCGTATGCCGTTACAACACGCCCGGACACATTCTGCCCAGCGGTATCGCATACCCGTTTGAATTGCTCTAACGGTACAGCCCAATCAAACGTCTCGGCGTCCGGCATCCCGTGTGCCCGGATATACTCTAGTCCAGACTCATACTTGTTCCCCATCTCAGATCCCTCCTCCTCGGCGGTCAATCTCCAAATGATTCGGCATGGTGCTACCTTCCTGCCCTGCGACTGCGCACTTCATACATCCCCCTCCGGTTCGGGTATCGTGTGCTTGCGTCCGTACTGGTCGTAGTAGTCACGCCAGACGTTGCACATACGGCCACCGACTTGAGCTGTCCACCTGACCTTTTCGGACACATATGTGATCGACCCGTCAGCATTGATCCGGCGCAACTGACACCCCGAAGGGGGAATTGGGACAGGGGCGTCCGGGTGCTTGGCAAAGTGTGCCCTGCACATCGACACGAAATCATCCCTCAACTTGGTGCTCATCTCACTCCTCCTTTACAAGGAATAGGTGCCCCGTGGCACGTCCTCGTGAAACCGCAGCGCCCACCCGTCGCCTTTCATGTATTCGCGGATCGCGTTTTGGTGCGTGGTCGTTGTCCTGCTGTACTTGGTGTTGTTGAACCGGAACCGGATGCCGGTGAAGTCAGCAAGCACTGCCACGATCCATGTGTTGTATGAGTGGATGGTGCTCCCGTCCGTCCAGATGGAGTCTCCGCGCTTGCCGAATGGCTCGTCCCTAAACCAAGCGTTGAGTGTGCGTTCGCAATTCTTCCTCATGATGCTCCCCCTTGAACTAATTATTAGTTGAACGAAAGATTTCTCGGGTCACTAGAACCACGGGTGTACTGTCCCGTGGTGCTCAAGAACTTCTCTTGATGCGCCTTCAACCGTGTGTCGGGGCGCGGAATGCGGGCGTCGGGCAGTGCGTGCTTGAGTGACCAGTAGGCTGCGTTGACGCTGTTAGCCTTTCTCGCCTTGAGCCAGATGCTCAGGTTCTCTCTTTTGATCTCACCGAAGAGATCGACGTATCGTCCCACATCCCGTCGCCAAGCCATGAGGCCTCCTTTTTGGCGGTGAACTAATTATTAGTCGGGCTTTCCCGACCCTGTTCCCATCCTACCAGTAAATCTAATCAATGTCAATATGTATGTCAACTCCCCCCTATACACCTACACCTAGACACCGAAGACCGGAAGGCCTGCACCATGGAATACATCCATCCAAGATGGGTCGTTCTGGTCGCACAGGTACACGATGGCGAAGCGACCGCCTTCAGACTGGGGCATGATCGTGAAACAGCCCGGAAGACTCTCTGCATTGGGCACTCGCTTGTTTATCGCCCTCAGTGCAGTCACCTCTGATGCGTATGTTAGGGATATGCCATCGATAAATCTCTGGAGCCGTCCCGTTGTGCGCTTGGTAATCATCTTCTTTTTCTCCTAGTAAATCGGCTTCGGGAAGTACGAATTGATGTCGATGCCTAGCTCCTCGCCCCGGCCCCCAGCGGCTGATGCACCTTGCCCGTACATCATGTCCCACCATGCGTCCGTGCCCTCGACCAGCGGCTCGCCCGTGCGCCAATCGTGGCTGTCGGCAGTGTTTTCGTAATCAATCTCAGGGTCGGTGAGATACACATCGGTCACGAGCATACCGCGCTCGGCGGCGACCTCGGCCTCAATTTCTTCCAACCGCGTCACCAGCGCGTTGTAGCGTCTCTCGGCCTCGCTCTTGATCCTCATCTCAGTTGCCTCCCTTTTGGACTAATTATTAGTTGGGCCGCTTCGGCCTGCACTCCTATCCTACCAGTAAATCTAATCAATGTCAATACATATGTCAACCCCCCCCAAGGGGTATCAAGCGGGGGGTCAATGTGTTGACGGTACGGGCTTGGTGCTTATCTTGGGGTATGTCTATACCTAGAGAGCTTACACCTAAGCAGAGCGCATTCGCCGGGTTCGTTGCTTCCGGGCTGTCGTACTCCGATGCCTACCGCAAGGCGTACGATACCAAGGGCAAGGACTCGACCGTCAACGTCCTCGCGTCACGACTAGCGAAGAAGGACCACGTTCGGATTGCCATCGAAGACCTGAAGGCTGACAAGAAGGATGCGAAGCGAGCACACGAAAAGCTCAACGCCAAGTGGATTCTTCAGCGATTGAAGACAGAGGCTATGGACGACAGCAACCCACCATCCACACGGGTACGGGCACTCGAACTACTAGGAAAGAGTGAGGGCGTATTCGATGAGTCCTCAAAGGTAGTGGTAGAACACAGGAAGCCCGATGAGATCGAACAGGAGCTTAGGGATAGGCTGTCGGGATTGTTCGCAGAGGCTTGATATAGGTAAGGGGTAGTAGGGGAGAACTAGCGCAAGGCCCCGTCCGAAGCCATTTCTACGAGATTCTGTACCCGATCCGACTAATTATTAGTTGTTCGATCCCTCCTCTAGATCACTTCGATCCCTCCTCTTGATCACTTGTTCGACAGCGCGTCGATCCCTCCTCCTGATCACTTCGATCCCTCTTTAGGGTTACGTCGATCCCTCTTTCTGATCACTTCGATCCCTCCCTTGGGTTACTTCGATCCCTCCTCCTG